CAAGTCCAAGCCTTAGTCAATTTACAGTGACGCCCGTGGAAAATACAAATTCACCTGCGTGGCTACTTTGGTCACCAAATGTAAACAACAATTTGTCACTATCAGTTTTAGCCAAGAATGTTGTATGCTCTGTATTAGCACCTGCTTGGAATTGAAAACGCTGTACAGCATTAACAGTGGGTTCAACTTCAACGTGCCAATTAACTCCGCGGAATTTAACTGTCTTAAGTTTTTCGTTAATGATATCGCTATTCATAAAACGATAATCGTTTTTAAAATCGCCGTCTTTGTTTTCAAAATGTAAACCAACTGGAACATTTGCTCCATTACGATTGGCTGTAACTAAGTCGATCTTTGCATCTTCCTGATATTCCTTGCCTTCTACCAAGTAGCGTAGTTTTTCCAACTGTGGCATACCAAATGTTCCAATTAGTTGTGGATATGGATTGGTAGTTTCCGCATACATAATAACGCTTCGGTCTTCAGCCATTGAATCAATCAATGTTTTGTCAACTTCTCCTGTAATCTTAACAATGTTAAGAAAGCCAAGTTTGTTAGTGTGTGCTACGATGTCTTTTAATAAGTCTTGCATAAATTATTTCCTTTGTATTAGTATATTTAGATCTAGATGTATAGTCAATGATTATTTTAATCAAAAACTGAATAAATTGTTGAACGTGTTACTTTGCGTTGTACTGTCAAGATCATAGTCCAACACACCAATAAGATTTTTAATTTTATTGTTGATAATAACAGCTTCCATTTCAGCATGGTCAAATGGCAATTCTTGAAACCATTTTGGTAATCGCATTTCATCTACGGGGTATGCAATACTTGTATAACCCAATGGATTTGCCTTTACCTTACAAACAATAACTTTCATACCATCAACAATGCCCATACTGTATTTGTCACCATTCATACGTTTTAATGTATTCCAGTTAATAGCAGCACGAACGTGTCCTGGCATATTAGCCTTGCCTGCTTTCTTTTCTTTTTCCTCGTACTCCGCAATGTTGTTAGCACGTTTTGGACTACCCTTTTCCCACCCTGGTCTAGATTTGAACTGAGTACGGAATTCAGTAATCATTTCTAGAATCTCTTTTTCCTCGGCGTTGTTAAGCACCCTAGTTAAAACTTCTTCTAAAAACTTTTGCATAAATTCTGGAGTATCACTGCGCTTCAAATCCAAACCCATTGCTTTGATTTTTCCAGTCTTTCCATCAATGTCACTGCGTTTGCCTTCCTTGTCATAATACAAAACTGCATAACGTTTCTTAGTAATGAACAAGCCTTTGATAGCAACAATTTCTCGACCAGCCTTAATAACTTCTCCACGTGACTTTGGACAGTGATATGCTTCTACCATATACTGTGGAAATGTTGAATTAACATTATCGGCAATTGTATCATACAGTTGTACTACCGTATTTTTATCCCACGGAATTTGTCCCTTATTGATTTCATTCTTTAAAGAACTGTATGCACTAAAATATGCACTATCAGTATCGCCGTATATAATACTCTTACCCACGTGATCATAATCGCCAGTTATTACCTCGTTGATTTTAGCAGCCATATGTCTTGCAATTCCACGTCCTGTGAGCGTGGTTGACTGACCAATACGATTATCGAAAAACCTACAGCCAGCGTTAAGTATAGCACCATATAGACTATTGAGATTAATCTTCTTAACCAACTGTCTTTTGTCCCAGTATTCTTCTTCAATTTTATTCTCCGCTTTAATAGCATCTTTAAGTTTGGCCTGCATTTCTTTACGTTCGCTATACCAACGCTTTAGTAATCCAGGAATAATACCTTCTGTTTCGTGCGTAAAGATTGTACCATTTGCACTTAGCATCCAAGGCTTGCCGCTATCAAATATCAAAGTATATATTTGTGCGCCACTCATAACATCAGTTTCGCCATTTTCCCAATCGATGATAATGTCATTAGCGCGATCCATATTCATAACGAATTCGTATTCGTTACTACCAAACTTACCTTCCCACGCTTCAGCAAACTTGCCGCCATTTTTTGCCATCTTGGAATCAATTTCTTCTTGCGTATATGTTTGACGCAATTGTCCCACAATAGTTTCTGGACCCATATTGAGTGCTCGAATTACTGATGGATATAGGCTGTTAATGTCCATTGATCCAATCCAATCGTGAAGCCCTTTCTTGGGATATGCAACATACGCACCAGCAGCCTGTGTGTTAAGGTCTTCATCACGGGTTGGTCGACTTGGGACAATCAATCCTCTATGATGTGCTTCGATAACAATGGCCTGTTCGGTAACTGCTACCGCTCCCATAATGGTTGGCAACAATACAGTATTTTCGTGAGCCAGTGTATTTGCAATGTCGATGAATTTAAGTTTCTTATCCAACTTGTCTAGAAGTGCAGTATCCTGTCTGTTGTATTCAATAAACTTTCTAAAGTCATTGTTATACAGTTGATCCAGTGTGCCTTCGTAAACTGTTTTAGTTTCACCTAATTCATATTCCGCAATAGCATCCAATCTGTATGAGTGTCGTTCTTCATAGGTATACTTGCGGTACAACTCGAGACTGTCCAAATGAATGCGACCAATAAGGTCATAAGTAACTGCCTTCTTTCCATATTTTTCGTACTCTCTCTTTTTTGGAAATTGATTCCACAAACACATTCTGCGTGTATCTTCTTTGCTTAGAACTTTAATGATACGATTTACTGTATAGGGAATATCATAACCCTCACTATTCCAACCACTTAATATGTCTGCATCTTGTATGAGATCCAAAAACATATCTAACATTTCGTGTTCAGTTTCAACTAATATTGTGTTGGGGAAATCTTTGATCTGTTCCTGTGCTTGCGCCATTGTCAGTGTCTTGGGAGGCACTGCAATACATACAAGTGTATCTAACCATTGTAGGTGAACCGCAATCGCAGTAATTGGCATGAAAGCATCTTCAGGAGTGCTATAGCCACGTTCTGGATCAAAGTCCACCTCAATGTCGAAAAACGCTACATTTAGTTTTGGAGCATCCTTGCCTAGATAGTTTTCTTCTAGACAACGGAATACTGGATTCATATCACTTTCGTATAATTTGTGACTTGAGTGAATACGTTGTTCTTTAACGATTTCTTTCCAACTACGGGCAGTAACCTTGTTTAAGTTTTCGCCGTAAATTGATTTGTACTTACCCCGTTGATCAGGATAATAGAACATATACTTTGCTGGGTACTCTTGATAAAGTCTACCCTTTTTAGGATCTCTTTCAACGACATAGATAATGTCCTTCTCACGATCCCATCGTGAATCTACATAACTCATATTTTTCCTCCTTATGTAATTTACGGCTTACACATACCAATGTGATCATTTGTGGCTGATCTAACCTTATTCATAAATTATTTAGCATCCTAATTAGTCCAATACTGTCTATTGTAACTAGCAGAGAGGCATTAGCCAACATACCAAAAGATTTGCGGCTATAAGCAGCCCAAGCGTACATAGCACACTGGCAAATAAAAATAGGATAAAGTATGATAAGAGGCGGATTTGGAACTGTGAGCGCCATAGCAATCGCACATCCGATACTAAGTGCCCAAGCCGTAGTTTCAATGATAAACCGAAGAGGGTATGCTCTATAGTCATCTTTAATCCATTTCAGAATATTAGTTACAATATTATTCATCAGTACGACGATGTGAATGTCCGCTGATATCCACAATAGTCTCCAAGTCGTCAAATTCTTTCCAAACGCTGTCCCATTGATCTTTTTGTGCAATACGAATTGCTTTTTTAATCACACTGGGTTTAACTTCCAATTCTTCAGCAATGGCCTTGATTGTTTCGTTTAGACCTTCTTGTAAGTCGCTGATCTCTTGCATAACGGTCATACCTTCTGCAACAATTTGTTTAATTTTGGCCTGTTCAGGCGCTCCAAATGCTTTACTCATAAAAAATCTCCTTGTCAGTAAGTATATACTGTACAAGGAGATAAGTCAAAAGTATTTTACTCGCAATGCCATTTACGAAGACTTTTGTTTATGCGACTGTTTGGATCTCTCTTAGTTTTGGCTCCAGTACGATGTTTCTTCATACCTTTCATACGAGCACAGAAACTCTTACGGCGTTTACTGGCCTTACTACCTTTTTTCAACTTACTAGGTTTGGTAGTTACAGCAGTTTTCAATTTGCTACCAGGATGGCTACGACGATAACTGGCCACCCCCTTTTTATTTAGGCCACCGTTTTTATTTTTACCACTTGATTTTTGCCAGGCTTCGGCTTCGCTGAGTAATTCTTCATCATCTACAGTTTCTAAATCTTCCCAAATTAAATCACTGTCAACACCGTGTTGTTCAGCCCAATAGTCTACCATTGATTCAATTATATCAAATTGACTTTCTAAAATGGTGTCTTCAATAATAAATTCAATTGCTCTCATTTTTTCTTTGCCCTTCCTGCTTTCATATTGGCCAACCAATGTGCCATACGTTGCTTTTCACCCGAACTGTGTTTAGCAGTTTTGCGTAGACTACTGACACTAGCTTTGGTATTTACACCACTGCGTTTGGCAAGACCTTTGCGTCCAGGATGTTTACCATCAGCGAAGTTTTCATTAGTGCGTCCGTATTCACTGGCTTCGCCTTCTAAACTAACGTGCCACGCATAAAATTTAGTTTGCGGATATTCTTTTTTCAATTCCATAAAACTAACTAAATTGGGTTTAGCGTCGTCATACATAATTGCTTTTGTATATTTTCCTTGATTCAAAAGATTGCGGATGATGATCTTTTTCTTTTCTTCAGTTTGCATTTTGCCAGTCATATTGCCAGCACGGTAAACGTGAACCTTACTCATATCCACACCATACTTACGGAATGTATCTAAAAATAATTCTCGATCATCAAAATCTGCACGGGCAGTTACCATAACAACTTTATTGCCTGTAGCAATATCTTGTTTAAGTTGATTAAGCATTGGGATGATTGGTTTTGATTTTTCAAAGAATTCTTGAGCACTTCTAAAATCACCAAAATCAAATTCTTCGCCAGGTTGTAGTTTGTAATGTGTGAAGTCGTGGCTGTTGAGACTTTTGATTACCTTGCCGTCACGAATCACGTGAACTTTAGTTTGTGTATGGACAAGTGTATCGTCAATGTCGAATATCACTAACTTACTGGGAAGGAAATCATTGGCTCTCATAAATTGAATGCTTTTAAATTCTTTTCAATTTGTCCAGGACGAACATCCTTAGTCAAACTCATTGAATAACGTGGATCTTTAGCTTGCTTTTTAGTAGCAATTACACCCGATGCATCTTCCATTGGTTGATCTTTTAAAAATGTATCAGCATACTTTTTACAAATATCCTTAATGCGTTCGTCGCCAGTTTCTTCTAATGTATATTCATTATGTTCATTGTGTTGGCTAGGATCAATATATCCGCAGTAGACTTTTCTAACCATACTGTTGTTGATGAGATCGGTACAACTTTCTCCATATCGTTCATCGGCCATATCAGTATCATCTTCATTACAGGGACTTAGCGTAGTAATGATAATGCTGCCTTCTGGAACTTCTCCATACTGTTCAACATAGTTGTCCATTGCTACTCGTTCAGCGTGTCTACGAGTCCCGTCACCCTTGGCGGTGTTGATACCGTAGACTACATTATGATCAGGATCTAATATGCAGGCCGCAACCATTCCATACTGATCTGGGTCAGTTTGTTTGCCTTCGAAAATCAATCTGCAAAGTTTTACAAGATACTGATCGAGGTGTTTACGACCGTGTATCTTGTAATCTTTTTCAGTAAACTCTGAGAATTTCATTACTTTTTCTTACTAGGATTCTTTGCACCATAACTAGCAGCCACTGCCATTTGACGACGCTTTTCTTTTGTCTTGCCCTTGAATTGTGGAGCATTGGATTTTTCAAAATCTTTGATCCAAACATCAACTGGTGCATTCTTAGGAATCTTTTCATCTAGCTTGGCTTGCAACTCAGCCATATAACCGTCTTCCTGCTTCAATGCCTGTGCTTTGACCATTTTACGGATAAGTGCCTTATCTTCTTTTTCATCAGGATGACTATCTTCGCCCATATCGTGTTCGTCGTCAACAGCATTGAACACTGCATCTAAGTAATCAGCAGCCTTAGTGACTTTGCTTTGTTGCCAAGGTTCCAATGTATCGCCTTGTGCCTGCATTGCTTTTACTGCACGGCGCAGTTTAGCAGCGTGTTTGACTAGGCTTTTCAATTGACTTGTAGTCATACCGTTGGCTTCGTCATTGTACCAATCTGGATTTTCGTGTACGCTGTCATCGTGTCCTGCACCAGTGTAACGGCTGGTGTCTTTACTGCCAGAGGCATATGCACCTTGTCCCCACCCACCGCTTGCTGTTGAGTGATCTTCCATGTGTTTAGGTTTTTTGCCTTGCTTCTTTATGTTGATTGCAATAGCAGCCTGCTGTGCAGCATTGGCCGCCTCATTGGTATTAGGCACACAGTTGCGCACCTGTCCACCATTCTTGCCCTTCTTAGTACCAGCAGCGTGGTGTCCTGGCCAGCATTTGGTAAAACCGTTTGAATCCTTAGCACCTTTCTTGATCTCGCTAAGATTACCGTGTGTTTGGCACATACCACAATCAGGACATACACTTTCCATTGTCATATCTTCATTATGTTTCTTCTTGCCAGCACAGTGAGCCTTTTGACTAAAACCTTTTGGATGACTACAGTTGATACTGCTCTTATATTTTTGGCTCCACTCTTCCGCCACACCTTGCTCTTTGATATTTTTATTCTTTTTCTTAGCAGCCAAGTGATTCAAGTAAGCAGCCTTTTGCTTTTCTGGGCTACGCATATCAGTTGGGTCAAACCAGTCACTTTTCTTGATTGGTTTTTCTTGTTCCGAGCCTTCCGCC